GGAGCTGGGTAAATGTTATGTACAACTGCTCCAGGATACTCACCTTGAAGTTGTTCTGCTAATTCACCTTTGGATGGAATACCATTTTCGGAAATCATCTCAACTCTATAGATGCTTCCCTGCCAAACAAAATCTGCAGAGAATTCCTCACCAACTTTTTGTGGTTCTGAAGAACCTGCAATATTTAAAGTTCCATTGAAGTCACCATTGATAGTGACACTTTCCGAAAGAAATTGATTGAAAGTTTTCATATCAGCAGTTCCAAGCTCTAAGTGATTTATTGATTCTGCTATTTGGATCATTAGCAGTTTTCTTTGAGGTCAATTTCTTCTTCATTCCAGACATACGAGCACAGAATGATGCCCTGCGAGGATTGCCAACTGTTTTTGAAGGTGCCTTAAGATCTGATCCTGGATTCTCCTTCTCATATGACTTTCTTCCCTTTTCATTTAATCCACCCTCTCTATTCTTACCCTCCTTCTTTTGCCATGCAGCAACCTCAAGAATGAAATCATCATAAGTTTTTGACTCAGAAATACTCTCATCACTAGACATATATTCTGCTGCAGTATCAATAAAATCTGCTGCTCTAGTAATCTTTGATTGAACCCAAGCAGGAAGTTGCTGATCTCCTTTTTTAACTAATTTTCGCAAAACGCTAATTGATCTTTCAATTTGATCAAACTCAACTCTTGCCATATATCCTTCTTCATCTTTCTTTTTTCCAGAAGCAATTTCTTTATGATCTTCTGCAACGTAAGATTCATTTGCGGGATGAATAGATGCTATGCTATATTTTCTCCACATTACTGGACCCCAAGAACATTCAGATTCGGTCTCATGCTTATTGCAAAGTAAGCAGTATCTTTTTCCGGCAAGAAGTTGTCGGTTATTATCAATAGACTCTTTGACTGGAGATTTTTTAGATTCCATTTTCTTTAATCTAGTATAGTAATCTGGTAATTCGTCTAAATGCTGCAATGCTGTGATCTCAGCATTTTTTCTGCTAGTAGTGTGTTCAAATTCAACCTCAGTTCCAATTTTAACTTGTTTTTTAATTTCATCTACTGAAACTTTATGCTTGGATGCGATTTCCTCAGCAGTTTTATATGAACGTGTTGGACCTTTAGGATCTTTCATTTCAAATACTACTCTTCTACATTATTTAGTAGACCTTGTTTTATGAGTTTAGATAACTCTGCGGTTGAACCTACAAACAATGCATTGTTAACAGTTGTAGGTCCACCTTTTACTGGGGCATCAAGATCCTTCATTTTTTTCTGGAGGTCTAATAACTTATCACTTACATCCCCAACAGATTTTATTAGTTGCCCAGCAACTTCATATGCTCTAGGGTGATCTGAACTCTGAGCTACTTCTAATATTCCATTAATTGCTTCTTGCCCCTTTTCAATGAGGTTATACAAATTTGCTCTAGTGTATTCATAATCCTTTCTTGGATCATCTGGCACTTCTATGATCTTAGATTCGGAAACATTTGATTCTACCAAAGATGTTTCAATATTCAATGCTTGCTCAATCTCATTAAATTTACTTTCTTTCATGATTAATCATCTACATCGACACCTTGCGAATTACTATATTCTTTAAAATCGGAAAAATCTTCCAATTGTCTATTGAATCCGAAATCATCTCCATATTCAATAAACGGATCATCTAATGAATTTATAATTCCATCATCATTATAATCTTGAAGTGCTTTTGGAGTTGATGTATATCTAACTTCTCTTCTTGCACTGCGAATGGCATCAGTTGCATAATCAACTTGAACCCTCTTAATCAATCCAGAAGAATCTTCTGGTATTTGATTGAAGATATATGTTTTAGCAGTAAAATTTAATGTGTAGTAAATAAGTCTTCGTTGATTGAAATCTTCTTCATAAGTGTCTCTAAAATTAATTCTGTTGAGTATAATTGGAATATCTTTAATTTCAGATATTTGTGGAATTAAATTTACACTGACGTTAAATGAAGGTTGAAAAAATGGAAGAATTTGTTCGATGATTTGTAAGCAGTCATCTTGTATCTTTGATACTATATTTAATTCAAATCCAATATCGTATGGAACTGGAACATATATATTTTTTATTTCTGTTCCATCTTCTACACTAACTCCTTTGAATGTTTGAACTGTAGATGCTTTTCTTGCTGGGGCATAGTCCAAAGAAACCATTTCAAATGACATTCTTGGAAGAGTTGTAGCAATTCTTCGGTTTCCATCTGGAGATTGCTCAACTCTGGATAAGAATTTTTGAATTGGACCGTATGCAAGTGGAACCTTGAAATTGGATAATTCTTGATTATTTCCATCAACGTGCTTTATTTTTATGTCATTAAATAAAGTTCCAAAAGCAACCACCGTCTTGTGAATGCATTTATTATAAAAATAATTACCAAGCATCTCTTAACTCCTTATTAATATATGTAGGTGCTTCTTCTGGGCCAAACCTGTCCACTAGATCTTCTTGCCTTAAAAGTTACTCTCGGAGTAATAACACCATCTTCCTTTCTTTCTTTATTGTAATATAGATATCTATTTACACCACCTTGCAGTGAAGTGGTATCAGTATATCCACCAGTAGTAACAGTCATTTGATCCAATTTACAATGTTGTTCCAAATAAGAAATTGCATCAGATTGTGTAAGTCTTGGGCATTGCTCCATTAAACATGCAAGAATTCCACAAACTTGTGGGGATGCCATACTAGTTCCACTGTATTTGGTCAATTTATATAATGCATTTCTTGGATCAGTAACTTCATAAAAATCTTCATGAATTGCTGACATTATATTATTTCCTGGTGCGTATAGATTCACTCTTGAACCAGGATTACTAAACGTTGCTTTAGAATCATTTACAAGAGCACTTGCGGCACCAACACATATTGAATCTCCTCCTGTGACATTCCAAGATCCTCTGTGATAAAAATCAGTAAATCCAGATTCTGTGATAGTATTATTATAATCTTGTCCTCCAAGAGAATCTATTTTCATAGACTCATTACCAGCAGCCCCAACAAAAATTATTCCCTCAGATATGCAATTAATCACATCTGCTACAAGACCTACTGTCCAAGCAGGTATATAGATTTGTGTAGAAGTTCTATCTACAAGACCATAGTTATCATAGTCAACATCGGTGAATGGTGGATTGTCAGTTACTCCTCTCCAAGTTATACTAGTAACATCCGATTTGATTAATGTATAAAATGAAGCCCAACTATTATTAACTATGGTTGGATTTTTTCTCCCAGTTTCTGGGTTGATAGGTTTGTTTAAATGGAACTGCAAGATATAATCAAATAGAAATCCAACTCCAAGGGGTCCGTTTATATTGGTTGCACCATAAGGATTTATATTATAAATGTTTGCATCTCTTGCCCATCCTTGAGTGTTTCCTGCAACTGTTGCTGCAACATGGATTCCGTGGTTATTATCGTCAGTTCTTTCAGCATCGGAATTGTCAATGTATGGAGGATATATATATGTTCCATTTGGATTTCCATTTACCACCAAGTTATGCTGAAACCAATTATATTGTACGACTCTAGATCCACCAGTTCCATCAGCATTTACTGCAAATTCTGGATGATTTGGATTGAAATGACCATCTACTATAACAACATCTACATTTTTTCCGGAACTTGTAACTTTAATATTTCCACTTTGATTTGAAGTTGAGTCATAACCCCAACCGGATCTTTGAGATCCTTCAACGCATCTCAATAACCCCCAATTTTTATCATTTGAAGTTGATGTGAAGTCCTTTTCCCAATTTGATGAAGTTTGTGTATATGATGGTTTAATAGTCATTCTGCCCCAAAGAGATCTTGGTTCAATACCAATAACTCTGGGATCTTTTTTTAGAGTTTCTGCCTCCTCCGCAGTCAAATAATAATGAGTGTTTGCACTAAATTCTCTTCTTACCGCAACATCAACTTTTCTATCTGGAATATGTAAACTCCCTCCAGGAGTTTCCATATCTTCATAGAATTCATCGAGATCATCACGACTTCTTAATGTTACAATATATTCTTCCATATCAAACCTCTAATTGTACATATGTTAGAGTGACTGTAATTGCCTGTGTAGTTCCACTTTTGTTCACTACTTTTGCATAAACTGTAGACCCACTGTTACTATCGAAACCAATAATTGCAGGTGATATTAATACTGTAGATGCTTCAGTGGTGATAACTTCGGCAACTACTCCAGATCCTGGTAATGGGTCAACATCCTCACTTCTAGATGCGTCATTAGTTCTGCTTGTAGTGTCTGTATATAAAGTAACCCAAGCAGCAGCAGAAGTTTGAACTTTCAATAAAGAATAAGTATTTGCCGCAGAAATTGATATATTTGCAGAAGCACCATTTGCAATCGAACTTGTTGCAGCAGCAGATGTTGCTCTGGAGGTTAATCCACTCCCACCACCACTTGCATCAGTATCATTTACCCAATTTACACCATTATACTTTAATACTTGCCCTGAAACTAATGACGATATTGCAACATCTGTAAGGTCTGAAATTGAAGATGCTCCACCAACTGCTGAAGATGTGACTGTAACAATACCTGATGATAGTGCCGATACGTTTAAATTTGAACCAAAATTTATACCAGTTGCAACTCCAACAAGAGTAGAACCATCGTAAATTTCAACACCAGTTTCTACTTCTATTGGGGTTAGTGTTGAACCATTTCCAAAAGTATTATAGATTTCATTGAAGTTATCATTTATCTTTTCAGCACCAGTTCTTAAATCATCACCAGTGCCATCGTTTGGCACTGTTCCTGTTAATAATACTTGTTTAGACATTATTATAAAAAGACCTGTTTTAAGTTATTTATACTAAACTTCTCCGAAAGGATTTGCCTCACTAAAATCAATGATCTGATCTGCTTCCTGTTCTATAGTGTCATTATCAGCATATGTAGTAGATGAGGACGGTGAATTATATTGCTTCACCACATAAATGGCATTTGATGACTGACCAACAATAATTTCCCCAACGTTAAAACTAGTAGATATTCCAGAAATTTTTAATTGTTTTGTATATGGATCCCAACTTTGAACTGTTCCAGTTGCGTTTGTGGATTGAGATGTTACAGTTTCTCCAAATATAAAATTTCCGGAAGATACTGTTGATCCTGCACTGATGGTAATAGTTGGAGGTTCGGTATATCCTATACCAGCATTAGTGATTTTTATTGAAGAAACTTGTCCAAATTCATTAATAAATGCAACTGCAGTTGCACTAGTTCCAGCACTTACTGGAAAATATCCGGAACCGGAGTCTACTACTCTAACTCCAGCAATTATACCACCTATGATAATGGGATAAAAAATTCCCTCGGATGTCGGGGTAGATGTGTCTTTAATTTCAATTTTTGGAGGATCTTCTTCCGAATACCCAGATCCTCCGTTGAGAACTGAAATTGATACTACACCATATTCATTATTAAATGTGGGGATCAATACTGCCCCAGACCCTGGAACTACTTTCATCTACAACATTTAAAGGGGGTATGTGTTATTTATTATAAACTCCTCTTGGGAACAATTGTCCCAATTGGGGTCTTCTTCCAGTTAACCATCCTGGTTGAGTGGCATTATAAATTCCAAAATCTAATCCTGACACATTATCCACACCCACAGTGCCATTTGAAGATTCAACTACATATGGAGAAGTAGATTGAATTGTGAAACTTATAGATTGGTTACTCCCATCAATTGCTGTAGTTAGAATTGGAAATATGTAATTTGCCATCAAACAGTCCTCGCACAGAATAATATGCCAGTAGTTGCAGTATTATATGAACCAGTAATTACTGTATATACTTCACTTCCACTAATAGTTATTGTATCTCCCTGTTGAATATTTGCAGATGGTGTAGAGTAACTAAAGTCAATTAGAACAAAATCATCTGGAATATAATAAGGGCAGGGGACCATTGATGCATTGATTGGAATTCCTTTAATGACTGCATTGAAATTTGATAGTTCTACAGTATTTTGATAACCTCCAGTTCCTCTAACAGTTGCATTATTTATAGTATAAATTGATTGCTTATTAGTATAATTTGGAACATTAAGTGTGGATGTCGAGTTATATTCGCAGGTTTTTGTGTCACTAACACTGAGACCATCATAGAAAGAATATCCAAATTCTGCACATCTC